TTACTTCTTCGCCTCTGCAACCACTTTACTACCCACGCCGCGGTTATTGTATTCCCACATGCGGTTGTAGTTAGTGTCATTCAGATTGCGCTGTATTTCGTCGTTATCATCTACGCTGCCGGTATTACCCGCAAACGGACGATTAGAGATCACCGCATCGGCCCACGGTTTAGCCGTGTTAAAACCTTCGTTGATGGCGCTATCACGGATCACCACCTGACCGTTGGTATTGGCATCAACATCCAGCGAGCGGCCCAGTTGCGCCACACCATCACCGAAAGCATTGAAACGGCTGTTTACGGCGAGGAAACCGTAGTAAATGTTGGACAGCGTAGCCGGTGCAAACACATACGCTTCTTGCTGAGTACGTGAGTTCACCACGCGGAATTCGGTGTTATCGAACACCACTGCGCCGCGACCAGAAACGATATCCACATCCCCTTCAATGTAGCTGTTGGTCACCAGCGTACGCGGCTGACGATTCGTTTCCAGACGGTTCTGCACACCGCTGTTGGTGACAAAGAAGGTGTTCTGACGACCGAGAATGTTAACGTTGTTAATCTGTACCTGGTCACCATCAGTACGCAGTGCCACCGCCGGATGGTTACCTGCATCTACGCTATCGCCCAGCGTGTTTTCGATGGTCAGATTTTGCAGTTGCAGGCCATTGTTTTGTGACCAGAAGACCGCAGAGCAGAGAACACCGATACTGTCGCTGCGTTTGCTCTGGCAGCTATCGTACATATACCACGCTGGTTTACCTGGCATATATTTGCCGCGCGGGTTGACGTCGTGACGCCAGTCGGCAGGGCTCATGCCACCATCAAGGGAAAGCCCAATCTTCACATCAATCGGTTTTTCACCTGTACCGTACAGAGTAATTCCACCCGGAGCGGCAGGGACATATACCGTTCCCTGATACTCACCAGGCATCACGGCAATATACTGGCGCTTGTTGGTACGCTTGATAATTGCCGCATCTACCGCCGCCTGAATCGTGGTATGCGTTACACCTTGAGTGCCCGCCGGGCCGACAACAAAGTCAGGTTGCGCAGGCAGGGTAATCGGGGAAGGATTCCACGCTGCTGCACCTGGTGTCAGGGATGCAAAATAGTGTTGAGCATCGAAATTCTGCGCTTCTTTTGCCGACAGAATCGGGCGAGAAGAGGTACCAGGCGCGGTTTGATCAGAAGGACGTTGATCGGGCGGGGTTGAGCTACAGGCGGTCAGCGTCACGCCAAAAGCCAATGCCAGCGCCAGACGGGAAACTGAAAATGTGTTCACAGGTTGCTCCGGGCTATGAAATAGAAAAATGAATCCGTTGAAGCCTGCTTTTTTATACTAAGTTGGCATTATAAAAAAGCATTGCTTATCAATTTGTTGCAACGAACAGGTCACTATCAGTCAAAATAAAATCATTATTTGATTTCAATTTTGTCCCACTCCCTGCCTCTGTCATCACGATACTGTGATGCCATGGTGTCCGACTTATGCCCGAGAAGATGTTGAGCAAACTTATCGCTTATCTGCTTCTCATAGAGTCTTGCAGACAAACTGCGCAACTCGTGAAAGGTCGGCGGATCCCCTTCGAAGGAAAGACCTGATGCTTTTCGTGCGCGCATAAAATACCTTGATACTGTGCCGGATGAAAGCGGTTCACGATGAGTAGATGCAATTATGGTTTCTCCGCCAAGAATCTCTTTGCATTTATCAAGTGTTTCCTTCATTGATATCCCGAGAGCATCAACATGCAATGTTGTAGGGATGGCAATTTTTACGCCTGTTTTGCTTTGCTCGACATAAAGATATCCATCTACGATATCAGACCACTTCATTTCGCATAAATCACCAACTCGCTGCCCGGTAACAACAGCCAGCTCCATTGCAAGTCTTAGCCAACATGGTGATGATTCTGCTGCTTGATAAATTTTCAGGTATTCGTCAGCCGTAAGTCTTGATCTCCTTACCTCTGATTTTGCTGCGCGAGTGGCAGCGACCGGGTTTGTTGTTATATGGCCTTCAGCTATTGCCTCTCGGAATGCATCGCTCAGTGTTGATCTGATTAACTTGGCTGACGCCGCCTTGCCCTCGTCTATGTATCCACTGAGCATTGCCGCAATTTCTTTTGTGGTGATGTCTTCAAGTGGAGCATCAGGCAGCCCCCTCCTTATTGCTTTAATTTTGCTCATGTAATTTATGAGAGTCTTCTGCTTGATTCCTCTGCTGGCGAGGATTTTTTCGTAGCGATCAAGCCATGAATGTAACGTAACAGAATTATCACTGTTGATTCTCGCTGTCAGAGGCTTGTGTTTGTGTCCTGAAAATAACTCAATGTTGGCCTGTATTGCTTCAGTGATTGCTATCCTCCTGTCTCGGCCTAATCCAAACTCTTTACCCGTCCTTGGGTCCCTGTAGCAGTAATATCCATTGTTTCTTATATAAAGATTAGGGGGTAAATCCCGGCGCTCATGACTTCGCCTTCTTCCCATTTCTGATCCTCTTCAAAAGGCTACCTGTTACTGGTCGATTTAAGTCAACCTTTACCGCTGATTCGTGGAACAGATACTCTCTTCCATCCTTAACCGGAGGAGGGAATATCCTGCATTCGCGCACCCATCGACGAACTGTTTCAAGGCTTCTTGGGCGTCGCTGGCGTGCATTCCACTCCTGAAGTGTCAAGTACATCGCAAAGTCTCCGCAATTACACGCAAGAAAAGCCGCATTGATGCGGCGATGGTAGGTCTGGATATCATTGAGCCATGAACAGGCCTCATCGAGTGTGAGGCTGTGGTTAGTCCTTTCGTAACTCGCTGATTCTCCTGTAAGTCTCTGGTGCTTTGTTTCCGTGTATCTTCATTTCAGACTTCAACAGAGCAACGAGGGAATCCCATTCGTTGAGGATGCCTTTGAATGCCGGAACGCGCTTTGCAACCTTGTCGAATGAATCTCTGATTTCTGGAATCTTCTCAACAAGTGCAACGCATCGTCGGAAGTCTGCTGCGTCATGGGGAGCGCCGAAGTGATGACCATAGATATTCTTTTTCAGGCCACATGCGATTGAGGCAAGAGTTGCGCTACTGATGCCAACATCGCCAGTCGATTGCCATTTCAAAACCTTCATAGACAAATCTGACATTTCTTGTCTCCAATAAAAAAAACCTCCATCAGGCGGCTTGGTGTTCTTTCAGTTCTTCAATTCGAATATTGGTTACGTCTGCATGTGCTATCTGCGCCCATATCATCCAGTGGTCATAGCAGTCATTGATGTTCTCTGCTTCGATAACTCTGTTGAATGGTTCTCCATTCCATTCACCTGTGACTCGGAAGTGCATTTATCATCTCCATAAAACAAAATCCGCCGTAGCGAGTTCAGATAAAAGAAATCCCCGCGAGTGCGAGGATTGTTATTCATTGCCGATATTCACCTTTATCGCGAACACCTTTACCGGTTTATCACCGAAGTGCGGATGTGTGATTGTCTTGATTTCATATCCGTCATACGGAACATCAATTCTGCGGCTGGAATCGTCGCGCTTCGGATATCCCTTTGTGATAATCAGGCGGTCATACTCCCGGAACATAATTCGCTTATTCCAATAGTCATTACACAGGCGATACTCTTCCGTTTTCTCTCCTCGAATCATGGCATCGAAGTATTCACCTTTGACGGCAAGTTGTAGGTTAGCCACGGTTAACCTCCTGCGGAGTAGCCTTTACAAGCACTGGTGCAAATCCATCTTCATTAAGGTTATGAATATAGACTTCTGTTCTCCTGCGCTCTTCAACGTTTAATATTGTTTCTGGATCATAAACCCATACTTTCATTCGACTATTCCATGAAGAAATCGCTTCAGATCTAGTTCGTTTTTCTGGTCCTTGGGCACCACATTTGCATGACACATAGCGCATTTTCCCTCTGATACTGAATGAGTATCCGATGTTAAGCACAGTGGAACCACAGAATGGGCAGCGATATAGATTCATAAATCATCCACCTTAGGCGCAGCTGAGACAGCAACATTCCAGAACTCAGAAAACATATTGTATGCACCAGATAGATTGGAAGTAGCATACCCTCCAAGCTCACTTCTAATCTGAACGGCTCTCATCATTTCCGGGGTTAACTCCTTCGGCACCATAACCCAACCATCCGGAGTTACCGGAGAGTTGCCACCGGGAATATTTTCCGGAATATTTTGTTGTGCGTTTTGTGGTTGTTCTGATTTACCCTGAAGCATGGCGGCGCGGCAGGCGTTCCAGCCAGCTGTTCGCCCAAGCGCGTAAACTTCAGATGGATCAAGATAATCAATGTCATGCCCGTCCTCATCGTCGTTCTCAGGTAATGCAGCAGGTACTACCGGTACTGGCGGAGCGGCGTAGACCTCAATAATTCCATTATCAATAGGCCATTCTCCATCCTTGAGGTAGTCACTTGTGCCGTCAACTTGCTGTTCTGCAATGTGGAATGCACCTATTGGTTTTGCTTCCAGCGATGCCAGAGCAATCCGTGCCAGTTCCATTTGTTCGCCACTAGTAAGTCCGTTATCAAGCGGGGATTTAATGAACAATTCGATACGTTCTTTAGTGATAGTGCTCATATCACTCTCCTTTGATGCGAATGCCAGCTGCGCTTGCTGATTCTTCATATGCGCGTTTAGCAGCGTTAAGGATTGCTGCCAGTGGCGTATAGCCGCCATCCATTCGGATTGTGTTGTGGATGCCAGCCATTGTGTCGCGCAATTTGCTGTGGCTAGCAGACAGTTCTGCTATGCACTTCTCTGCGGCATCGGCTCGATCTTTTTCACGCTGGAACATTTTGTGAGTGCGGTCTATAGCTTCGATTCGTGCCGCTGATGTCTTCTGCACGGCTTCAAGCTCAACACGCAGCTTCCCAACCGTAAGAGCAATATCCTCGTTCTTCTGGTCGCGGCGTTTGATGTATTGCTGGTTTCTTTCCCGTTCATCCAGTAGTGCCAGCACGGTTTCTGGCCCGGTCAGAAATTTGAAGGCGTTGAGCGCATCAATATCCACACCGTAATCCTTAAGTTCCTGTTCAGTTAACAAATCATCATCAACTGGCAACATTAACAGGCGTTCCATTGCCGGAATTGCACGCTCTGCCGCCTCACGCAGTGCCTGATAGTCAATCTTGCTCATTGGATGACTCCTTTACGAAGCTGTTCGGCGATATCTTCGAGAACGCCATCAGAGAATGAACGGTCAAAATCGCCTTCCGGCGCATTGGCCATAAACTCAGTAGAGGTAAGAATCATCCGGGCAATATCAGCGGCGTTCTTCGCAGTATCATCAATAAAACCAGCTTCCCAGGCAGCCAGCATTCTGTTCGCCACAAAGTAAGCGCCCTCCTTGCGTGCTTCAGTCTTCACTTCAGCCAGAAAAGCATCGGTGGCTGGGGTTTCAGTAATATCATCTTCCCATTCGCTAAACTCCTCACGACAAAAGTCATTAAATTCCTTCTCAGATTGCTTAAGCGAGGAATTTTCAGCAGCCATCTTCGCGCATTTAGCCTCAAGGTTATCAATCGTGATTCCAGCAGAACGACACTCCCGCAACGCCGTTTCTAGTTTTGATTCAAGTTCACCGAACTTACGGACAAGATATTCATCGTTTGTTTCGTCAACCTTTAAATCACTTGGGATGCATTTACCTTTCAGAAAACCATCCATCTCAATTAGTGTCATTTGTTTCATTTCTTCCCACTCCGCCACATCGCATTCAGATATTTGTTGTCATTAACAGAACCGAAACTCTTTCTCTTAAGCAATTCCTCTCTCGATGGCATTGGCTTTGCGCGTTGGCGAATAATCATTTCTGCCGGAAGAATGCCGGGATTGTATGCAAGTCCTCTCATGGTAAATTCCTCAGTCATTACTGATAGCGCCATAGCGTGAGCGGTAATTACGCAGGCGCGGGTCAATTTCAGGGAAGTGGGTATATGTGGCTTTGCGGAATGGTCGGATTGATGTCTGGTAAATTCGCTCGCGTTCTTCTTTCTCTGCAAGCCATATACAATGGCGAAATTCCTTTTCCTCTTTCGTTTCCTGCGGTAGCGACATTATCCGATCGTAGTTTTTTCTGAATTTATCCAGCACCTCCGATACGGAATTGCCGGAACAGCGGCGCGCGTCATCCGCACCATACAGAGGCGCTGGCATAATTAAATCCTTATTTTTCTAAATCAGAATGGGATGGAATCGTCGTATACAGGAGTGTTCTGCTGGTTACTACTTTGCTGCTGCGGGCCATTTCCTGAAGCTGCAAATCCAATCTTTGCATTCAGTAATTCAAGAGTGATTGATTGACCATTTTGCCCCTGATAAACATCAACCCTGATGTTTTCTCCGGTAATTTCCACAATGCCACCTTCAACAAGAACACTACGGTAGTAATCCGCTTGCGCTCCCGGCTTGGCAAATACAACGGCGCTGTAGTTTGTCCATTCTTTCTTTTTTGTCTGGCGATCGTAATACTGAACGCCAGCACGGATGTTGAATCCGATATTTTCCCCGGCCTGAAACTCTCTTGCGGGCTTGTTTAGTCTTACAGTAATCGAATGTGCCATTAAGCAGCAGCTCCTTCTAATTCGTCTCGTCTGATGTTGTAAACGTCCTGCGCTTTGTGCTGCTCCGGTGTGCCTTCGAGCATCTTCCACGCTTTGGCGAACGCCTGTTTAAGCTCTTCCACGGTGTTTTTCTGCAATGCTGCGTCAGTGAATGCTTTTAGAACCTGTTCAGGTGTAGGTGATGGTTTTGACTGCTTTGCTGCTGCGTTCTGCTGATGTTTATGCTCGTCGGTATCTGCATCTTTCGCATCATCAATGCCGAATAAACCATTGAGGCAATACTTGCGTGCATAAGAGCTTGTAGCTCCCGTAACTTGTGCAGAATCCATTCCTTTCTTGCTTTCTTCCTCTCGTGCAAGAGCGGTTGCCGTATGACTGTTTTCGCCATCGGTAATAGTTGCCGTGGCTTTCACATAATACCGATCACCAATCAACACAACTTCATCGCTGATTGATAAAAACAGGCCATTCAGTAACGGCTTAACGCCTTCAAGAATGTCTTCGCAGCTTCTGTATTTATATTTACCGAATGAGTTGTACTGATTCTTTGGCGCGTTCAAGTTCTCCTGAATAGCTGCCAGTCTTGCGTAAAAGTCTTTGCTCATATGTTTGTTCTCAGAATGGGCATGGCCCAAGGAAATAACGCTGATTTAATACTTCAGTCTTTGCCGCATTTAAAAATACGCGAACACCTTCACGATCTCCCTTCTGGCGATACATTAACGCCTGCTGCGTGTACATGCGTCTCTGTAACTTGCTCTCCTTCACTGTGGTTGCAAGTGACATGAATATCTCCTTCGTTACCGATTAATTCTTTCATCTGACGAATGAATTCTTCGTCTGACCAGTTATCTGTGAAACTCATTTCCTGCGATACCACGGAAGGTTGATAGCTGATTTCATCGCTTTATTTGCTTCAAGCCACATTTTTGAATCACCAATAAATCTGGCTATTACTGCTTTGTTTTGTGCCGCACGAAGCATCTGGTGATTAATGGCTATTTCATTGCGCATAACGCCTCCAGTTGTTTCTTTGCTGCTCTAATTAATTGTTTAACTCGGCGTGATAATTCAGATTCGTGCGGGTAGAAAGCGGACATGACGCCGCTACCCGCGAGCTGAAAGTGCATCATGGGTAACTCCTTATATTTGATTGCATAACGAAAACGCCTCGAGTGAAGCGTTATTGGTATGCATATAAAAAAGCCCTCACATCGGAGGGCAAAGAAGATTTCCAATAATCAGAACAAGTCGGCTCCTGTTTAGTTACGAGCGACATTGCTCACATAGCAGACTCGTAAATCTGCTATAGGCGCTTATTCGCATCGCATGACAACATCAAATTTTTCGAGATTACTTTGTCGCAACAATCCTTCTTCGACGTGGTCAGCTTTTCTATAATTATCAAATTCGAAATGTTTAATTACTTCTTTCGTTTCTCGCTCTATAACTTCAACAATGTATTTCTTATTCATCATTCTTCCCCAAGAGCTTTGCTAATTGCTGACTGTGCTTTCGATACTTCATCAGGATAATGGTCATTCCAGTTTTGCTTGTATGCCTTGTTTAGCATCGCTTTCAGGGCATTTAAAAGGTCAGGTGCTGCCGCTATTAGATTGGCATCTTCAATACATTGAACTTCCTCACAGATTGCAATATACGAACGCCAGCCTGCGCCATTTTCAAGTGAGTCTGCCTGGATGATTTTAATCTCATCGCCATCCATCATTATTTCCCACTTACCTTCAGTACCTTTAAATTCCATGTTAGCCTCTGTTGTTTATGCCAAAAATAAAGGCCGACTATGCGGCCTAGTAGAATACCCAATTTTCTGTTTCTTGGTTGTGTCCAAAGTTATATTCAATATCTGGTGTTGATGTATCAATATTTTTCATCCCATCAACAAGAGTTGATACAACAGCCAAATCTTGTTTTATTCTCATTAAATGGTATTTCTTCCGGCGCAATAAACTTTCAATAGCAAGTTTCTTCGTTGGGAATGCAAAAGATCTTTCTGCATTTTTTGCTACTTTCTTAATTGCATATCTATTTCTCTTTTGTTTCCATTCCTGTAACCACTGATTTGGTGCTGGTTTAAAATTAACAATCCAATACGCAGGAACCAACCATGCATAATGCTCTGTCTGATGAAAAGCTATATATTGAAGTGCGAATATTTTGATTCCATCTTCTTCAACTGTCGCCTGGAATCTCCAGAAAACAGGCATTCCATCATGTTCAGTTTCTGATTCAGGAAAAGGTACGCTCCATGATTTTGTCATATCTCACCTCAAATAAGTGGTTTGCTGTCTAATTTCATTTTCTGGCGACCAACACAAGTCACACCCATTTCACTGCGTGGCTTGCGGTAGTAAAGATTGTGCCTGTCTTTTAACCACATCAGGCTCGGTGGTTCTCGTGTACCCCTACAGCGAGAAAAATAGTAAAATCCTCTTACCCCTACAGTAAGAGAGTAATTTATATGGATGTGTTATCTGGTATAACTGCCGCGAAACAGGCTTATGATCTGCTGAAGACAATAAAAGAAACCAGAGACGATGCTGTTATCGCTAAAGCTATTGGTGATCTACACCAAAGAATAACTGACTTACAGATGCTTAATGCGGAGCTCTCTGGCCTTTATCAGGCCGAGAAGGAGATCGCAATGAAGCTTCGAGATGAAAATAGAAAAATCAAGATGTTTGTTGTGCAAGCTGAGAATTATGAACTTCATACAACTGAAGGTGGTTCTGTCGTGTATCGACCTAAGAGTCATTCCGATCCTTCTATTCAGCAGCATAACCTTTGTGCACATTGCTTCGGCGAACATAAAATATCGATACTTCAACCAAGCACGGTTACTATAAAATCTAATGGGTTCTTTGTGCATTCATGTCCTCGCTGTAAGAATGAATACCGGATGTATAGAGCGCCAGACCCTAAGCCTGTATATGTACCGCCGCTGACAAATTATTAATTTTATTCCTGAAATGGCCTCTTCACCCCCTTACTTTGTCAGGGGGATATCTCCTTCAGTTTTGACCATTCGCCTTAATACTTTCCTTAAGTCGATGTAAAGTTGAAGGTCTCCATTTGCTGCGGCATCAGCCATTTTTTGCCTGACAAGCAGTAATGTTTCATACGGCTCAATAAGAATATCGTCATGAGTAATTAGGTGAAGCGTTGCCGCATCAACTATTCCTAGAGCTGCGCCAAGTATCAAAAATTCCCTGCTATTTTTGTCGCATGAGGAGATAAGCGTATTTAGCGCATACCTAATATTCTTTATAGCTGTTGTTAATGCTGCAATTTCTTCTATGGCGTCTTCTCCAATGAGCTTTTTAAGCTCATATTTTTCTTCCTGACCCATAATTACCTCGCCGTCAGTTGTTTTGATTTCCGGTAGCCTGCCGCGTAAATGGCTACGTTTGGCAGGCAGCACGAACCACATTCAACCTTCTTCCTATTCGCTCCTGCTAGCGAAACCACCATTGAAACACGGTCAATATTTTTACGTTTTGCTGTCGCCTCTTTGTGCTTACGAGCGCGTTCGAGTTTGCGAATCTCTCTTGCTTTCACTGGATACCTCCGATGATTGACTTTGGTGATTTGATGTCAGGTGTCGATCTCCTGATTGCGGCTACCCATCCTGCCCCAAAGGCAGGTGCTCACCGCTAAGCGTTAGTGCATCGACCTGCACATTCATCAAATCCCAAAGCCAACCTCTCTTTGGTGGGGACGAATCATCCCCATTCCATCAATGTTAAAGAGCCTGCCAATCTGTTCCGTTTGGCTTCCTGCGTCCTGCTGATGGCTTAAAGATAACTTAGGTTATAGGTGCGGTCAATAACTTAGTTTATATTTTATGGTAAATAAGTTATAAGTGATGGATAGCAAAGGTATTTTATTTTTGTAAATGTTGCTGATTGATTGGTGTTTGAGGGCTTGCGTGCGGGGTGAAAGTGCTACCTTTGGCTTGATGCTTGTCTATGATGAGGATGGTTGATTGGGTGGGGGACGGCAGGAAAAGAAAACCCGGCGCTGAGGCCGGGTGTTTTTAGTCTTTTCTTTTGCTTAGCATTTCGTCGATTTCTAAGTCAATACGATATTGATCTATTGCTTTTCTCTCGTTTGGGGTTGGTATTTTATACTGTTCAATTAGATCTGTTGTGTATTTTATTTCATCTAATGTGATTTTTATATCAGAGAGAATCTCTTTTATATCAATTAGATGCTCTTCTTCTTTTGCGCGATTAGAGCTATGTTCAATCACTTGAGATAGCTTTTTACTAATGCTTAGCAAAACAAAAAGAATGATGACCAAAACAACAACAAAAACTATCAGAAATTCCATTATCCCTCCGCACTTCCGTAAGTCTTCTTCTGATTATCGGTTACCAACTATGAGACGACCAGAATACTCTGCCAATAATCCTTACGGTTTCATGAAATTCATCTCTATCCATTACTTCATCCGGGTACTCTTCGCGATTTATTGATCTGATTATCACCGATGTAGGGGTGGCGATTAATGTTTTTACTCGTAACAAATCAGACTGGCAAATAGCGTAGGTTTTACCATCTCTGATGGTGGTATCTTGCGTGTTAACACCAACAACATCGCCATCGTGAAGCGTTGGTTCCATGCTTTGCCCTACAACCCTAACTAGCTTGGCTGATCTTTCAGATACTCCCATCTTTTTCAGATAGTGCTTTCTGAAAACCAAAGAGAACTCCGATGATTCCTCTAGCTCGCAGCTACCGCTTCCAGCTGAAAGCGAAACGTTAAGAAGAGGCAACGCAACAAACTCGTCATCGTTTCTTTTAATGTCTTCCCATACCACAGCTTTTAAAGATGACTCACGGACATTGGATGGTTCTTCATGTGCACCATCCCTCATTTCACCAATACCAGAACTAAGCCATTCAGGGCGCACTTTTAAAGCATTGGCTAATTCAACCATCTTGCGAGATCCGTTTGTTTTACCGGACGACATCTTCTGTATGGCTGGCTGAGATATTCCAACCATGTCAGCAAGCTGTGATTGTGATACCCCTGCTGAGCTCATGGCTGCATTTAGTCTTTCTGCGAATGTTTTCATACCCACAAATCTATAACTACGGTTATCCAAAGTAAAATAACAAAGGTTATTGCTATTTTTTATAACTTGAGTTATCTTTGGTTATAAGTAATGACCACAAGAGGTATGCTCATGAATTTAGTAATTCAACGAGCCTTGAAAATTGTCGGTAGCCAAAAGCGCCTTGCCGACAAGTGTGGTGTAACGCAGCCAGCAGTACACAAATGGCTGAAAGGCGGGTTGGTCTCTCCAGAGAAAGTTACCGCCATCGTTAACGCCACTGGAGGGCAGATCAAGGCTTACGAAATTCGCCCCGATTTGCCACACCTGTTTCCAAAACCGAATCAGGCAGCATAAGTAACACCGCTCTTTAAACAATCAGGTCGGGGATGATTCGTCCCCACAAAAAACGCATCAACAGATGCGTAATATTCACTATTGGAAATCATAAGAAATGGAACAAGCAAGTTACAGCAAGCTAACACAGCGAGAAATTGATCGCGCAGAAACAGATTTACTCATCAACCTGTCAACGCTTACCCAGCGCGGTCTGGCAAAGATGATTGGCTGTCATGAATCGAAGATAAGCAGAACGGACTGGAGATTTATTGCTTCGGTCTTGTGTGCTTTCGGAATGGCATCAGACATCAGTCCGATTAGCAGGGCTTTTAAGTATGCGCTTGATGAAATCACAAAGAAAAAATCCCCGGTGGCCGCCGGGGACTCTAAGCAAATTGATATGCAATTCTGAGGGAATTACTGGATCAATCCACAGGAGTCATTATGACAAATACAGCAAAAATACTCAACTTCGGCAGAGGTAACTTTGCCGAACAGGAGCGTAATGTGGCAGATCTCGATGATGGTTACGCCAGACTATCAAATATGCTGCTTGAGGCCTATTCAGGCGCAGATCTGACCAAGCGACAGTTTAAAGTGCTGCTTGCCATTCTGCGTAAAACCTATGGGTGGAATAAACCAATGGACAGAATCACCGATTCTCAACTTAGCGAGATTACAAAGTTACCTGTCAAACGGTGCAATGAAGCCAAGTTAGAACTCGTCAGAATGAATATTATCAAGCAGCAAGGCGGCATGTTTGGACCAAATAAAAACATCTCAGAATGGTGCATCCCTCAAAACGAGGGAGGTTCCCCTAAAATGAGG